GGTGATAACTTTAAAAAATTATACAATGACTCGGACGTCACTCAACGAAATGCGAATGGACAAACTCGCTCTGGATTATATAGCTTGTTTATACCTATGGAGTGGAATTACGAAGGATACATTGATTCTTATGGATTACCTGTCTTCGACACGCCTAAAAAACCAGTACAAGGACCGCAAGGTGAAGAAATAGATTTAGGTGTAATAGAGTATTGGGACAATGAAGTTGAAGGTCTTAAGCAAGATCAAGATGCTTTAAATGAATTTTATAGACAGTTTCCGCGTACTACTAAGCACGCTTTTAGAGATGAATCAAAAGAGTCTTTATTTAATCTAACTAAGATATACGAGCAAATAGATTTTAATGAAGATCTTAAAAACTCTATAAATATTACAAAAGGTAATTTTATGTGGCGTGACGGTATACAAGATACTCAAGTATTATTTATACCTAATAAAAATGGTAGATTTTTAATAACTTGGGTTCCACCTGTTAATATGCAAAACGCTGTTATAACAAAAGGAGGTATTAAATATCCTTTAAATGAAAACCTAGGGGCGTTTGGTTGTGATCCTTACGATATATCAGGAACCGTAGACAAAAGAGGTTCTAAAGGATCTTTGCACGGTTTAACTAAGTTTTCAATGACAGACACGCCACCTAATCATTTTTTTTTAGAATATATAGCTAGACCACAAACAGCTGAAATATTTTTTGAAGATGTATTAATGGCTTGTGTTTTTTATGGTATGCCAATACTAGCAGAAAATAATAAACCTAGGCTTTTATATCATTTTAAAAGAAGAGGCTACAGGGGTTTTTCAATGAATAGACCTGATAGAAAAAGAAACAAACTTTCTGTTACGGAAAGAGAATTAGGAGGTATACCTAATTCAAGTGAAGATATTAAACAAGCTCACGCAGCCGCTATTGAATCTTATATAGAAGATTTTGTAGGTTTAAAAGAAACAGGATATGGTGATGTTTATTTTCAAAGAACATTAGAAGACTGGGCTAAGTTTAATATAAATAATAGAACAAAACATGATGCTTCGATAAGCTCTGGGTTAGCTTTAATGGCTTGTAATAAGCATAGGTACGCTCCAAGTGCACCTAGAAAATTAAATCCTGTTGACTTAGGTATAAAAAAATACAACAACAAGGGAGCTACATCAAAAATAATAAGTTAAATGGGTATATACACCAATACTAGAAGTTCATTTCCTAGCCAAGTTGTTAGTGAGCAAGAGAAATCAAGCATCGAATACGGCATGCAGGTAGCTCAAGCTATAGAAGGCGAATGGTTTGATCAAGGTAGAACTACAGGCAATAGATATATAACTAATTGGAATAATTTTAATCAATTAAGGCTATACGCTAGAGGTGAGCAGTCAGTTCAAAAATATAAAGATGAATTATCTATCAATGGTGATTTGTCTTATTTAAATTTAGACTGGACGCCAGTACCTATTTTGTCAAAATTTGTAGATATTATCGTTAATGGTATATCTCAAAAATCATACGAAATAAAAGCTTACGCTCAGGATCCAGAGTCAGTTAAAAAAAGAACTGAATATGCTTCTAAGCTTTATGAGGATATGATATCTATGCCTTATCTAGAAAATCTACAGCAAACACTAGGTATAGAAGCTTATCAATCTCCTAGTAAAGATATAGTTCCAGAAAATCCTGAAGAATTAGAATTGCATATGCAATTGAGTTACAAGCAGTCTATTGAAATTGCCCAAGAAGAGGCTATTACTTCTGTTATGGCTCAAAACAAGTATAATTTAACAAGGCGAAGATTAAATATGGATTTAGCCGTTTGTGGTATAGCAGCGGTTAAAACAGATTTTAACGCAGCTAATGGAGTTACTATTGATTATGTAGATCCAGCTTATATGGTTTATTCTTACACAGAAGATCCTAACTTTGAAGATATATATTATGTAGGTGAGGTAAAATCTATAACGATACCTGAGCTTAAAAAAGAATTTCCTAATATACCAGAAGATGAACTAAAGCGTATACAGAATACGCCTGGAAATAAATCCTATATAACTGGCTACGGTAACTACGACAATAACACGGTACAGGTTTTATATTTTGATTATAAAACTTACCATGATCAGGTTTTTAAAATAAAGCAAACAGAGCAAGGGTTAATGAAGGCTATTGAAAAAGACGATACTTTTAACCCACCTGAAAACGATATGTTCGAAAGAGTTTCTAGGTCTATTGAAGTATTATATAGCGGTGCTAAAGTTTTAGGTACTAATATAATGCTTGATTGGGGGCTTTCTAAAAATATGTCAAGACCGCTATCTGATACCACTAAGGTTAGAATGAATTATGCTATTTGTGCTCCTAGAATTTACAAAGGCAGAATAGAATCTATAGTTAGTAGATGCACGGGTTTTGCTGATATGATACAAATAACACATCTAAAGCTGCAACAAGTTATATCTCGCATGGTACCAGATGGTGTTTATTTAGACATGGACGGCTTAGCAGAAGTGGACTTAGGTAATGGAACAAACTATAATCCAGCTGAAGCATTGAACATGTATTTTCAAACTGGTTCTGTTATCGGTAGATCTTTAACTCAAGACGGTGAAATGAACGCTGGTAAAGTCCCAGTGCAGGAGCTACAAGCTGGAAGTGGTAACGCTAAGATACAAAGTTTAATAGCTACATACCAATATTACCTTCAAATGATACGCGATGTCACAGGCTTAAATGAAGCAGTAGATGGTAGTTTACCAGATCGCAACACACTTGTTGGTCTGCAGAAATTAGCAGCCAATGCTTCAAACACAGCTACTAAACACGTTAATCAAGCTGGTCTTTATTTAACTCTTAGAATAGCAGAAAATGTAACTTTAAAAATAGCAGATGCTCTTGAATTTCCTTTAACCAAGTCTTCTTTACAGAACTCTATATCTACTTTCAACATTAAAACATTAGAGGAAATAGTTAATTTAAATCTTCATGACTTTGGAATTTTTCTGGAACTAGAACCTGAAGAAGAAGAGCAAGCTCAATTAGAAGCTAACATTCAAGCGGCTATCCAACAAGGCGGCATTGATCTTGAGGACGCTATAGATTTAAGACAAATTAAAAATCTTAAACTTGCCAATCAAATGCTTAAAATAAAACGTAAGCAAAAGCAAGCTCAAGATCTAGAAAACCAACAAGCTAATATAGCAGCTCAAGCAGATGCTCAAGCTCAAACAGCTGAAAGAACGGCAATGGCTGAAGTGCAAAAGCAAGAAGCTGTTACCAGTACAAAAGTTCAGTTTGAACAAGCTAGAAGTCAAATGGAAATTCAAAAACTTGAAACTGAAAATCAATTAGAACTTCAAAGAATGCAACAAAAATTCTTTTATGATAAACAATTAAAAGAAATGGACATGCAAGCTATTGGAGCTAAGGAGCAAATGATTGAAGACAGAAAAGACAAGCGTATTAAAATGGAGGGTACGCAACAAAGTGAAATGATAACACAAAGAAACGTAGATGGACCTCCAATAGATTTTGAACAAGATGTAGACGTAGATATGAACGCGTTTGCTTAATTTTTATTTAATTATTTAATTATATTATATTATGTCAGAAGTAAAAACAAATGAACCTGTTAAACAGGAAGGTGAGTTTAAATTAAAAACAAAAAAGAAAACACCTAAAAAATTAAACCAAACAGAAGATAACGTTGTTAAAATAAACGTTAATCCAAAAGAACCTTTAGTAGAGCTAGAAAGCAATGTTACTAAAGTTGAAATTAAAAAAGAAGAACAAGATGCCATTCAAGTCGGAGAAACAAAGGAGGTATCTGTGGAAAAACCATCCGGAGATAGCACAGAGATGGGAGAATCTATACAAGAGTCCAACGAGACTACTGAAGGGTTTTCTCCGATCCAAGAAGTAACAGAAGCTGAAGTTAAACAAGTCAAAGCAGAAGTTAAAGAAGCTATAAGAGATGAAAAAATATTAGGTAAACCATTGCCAGAGAATATTGAAAAGCTAGTTTCTTTTATGGAAGAAACAGGTGGGACAATAGAAGATTATACTCGTTTAAATGCTGATTATAGCAATGTAGACGAT